CGCGAAACCGAACAGCGCCTGGCCGTCCTGGACGCCATCCTCAAACGCCACGCCCTGTCCCTGCAAAGCATCGCCCAGCGGACAGACTTTCGGCTGTACCTCGTCCGCCGCCACGTCGACTGGCTGGCCAACACCGGCTACCTGGTCAAACGTGACAACGGCCGCATCTCCATGGTCACCCAACGCGGCCACGACGCCCTGGACGCCGGCCGGTTCACCCCCAACGGAAAGGAGCCAACCCGATGAGCAACCCTACCCACACCCCCGGCCCGTGGCTGGCCGGCGGCCAGGGCCTGGCCTGGACGATGGCCGGAAAGGCCAACGCCCACCTGCGCGCCATCTACTCCCTGGGCCAGGTCACCGAAGTGGCCCTGGTCTGGCTCGACAACGACCGGTCCGAGGCCAACGCCCGCCTGATCGCCGCCGCCCCGGAGCTGCTCGCCGCCGCGACGCAAGCCCAGAAGATCTTGCGCGCTTTTTGTCTGGAGAGCCGCTTCACTCAGCCGCAGTACATATACGAGGCCATCGAGACCCTCGCCAGGGCCACCGCCACCGCCAGGGCTACAGAGACCGGGGGCGACGCCCGGCGCCCGCAATAAAAAACCGGCGCGCCTCCTCTCAGAGCACACCGGTTTTTATGACCTTGTTTTTATTTTAACATCTCTAACTTTTGTGAGCAATTCTCGAAACCCATAGGAGGGAACCAATGCACGTCAAAATCAAGCTCGACCTGGTCCGCCTGCTCCAACTCGCCGCCCCCCAGGTCCGGGGCAGCGACGAACGGAGCCTGCTGTACCAATTCCTGACCCGCAACAAAGACGCCCAACTCGTCGACATCGACCTCGGCCAGGTCCTGGTCACCGTCGACAGTGACGAAGACACCCTTGGAAAGGAGACATCATGAACCCACTAAGAACCCCCGCCCCGGGCGTGTACGACAACCTCCTCCGTGACACCGAGCGCCGCCCCCACGAATTGGGAGCCGAACTACTCGACCACGTCAGCCCCGGTTGGGAGGAGGAGATCGATCTCGACAGCCTGGACCTGGCGAGCTACCCCCGCTGCATTTTGGGCCAACTCTTCGGCAGCTTCGAAACCGGCTACGCCGACCTGAGCGAATGCCTCGGCCTGGTATACGAACAACTCGACTGCGACCTCTTCGGCTTCGAAATCTCCGGCCTGGCCGACTACGCCGACCTGACCGAAGACTGGCGCACCCTGATCACCGACCGCCGTCTGCTAACCGCTAACGGCTAACCACTAACGGCTAACCACTAACCGCTACCTTATAGGAGCCAACCATGGAACCAACCGTCAAACTCACCCTCGAAGGCGACCCCGACCAGGTCGAGATCATCACCGCCCGCATGCGGATGTTCTTCACCGTCACCTACGAGAGCAAAGATCAAAAGAGCCGGCTCTCGCCCGACCACGTCAAGCGATATCTGCGGGTTATCTCCCCCGGCCAGGCCCATCCGCACCAGCTAACCCTACCCAACATCCCATAAAAAAAGGCCGTTCCCACCAGAAACGGCCCAACTAGCTCACCCCAAAGGAGAGTGAACACCATCATGACAAAATTATACCACCCTCAACCCCAAAATGCTACTATCCGGGCCGCCGCGCAGTGCCTCTACTGTAGCGAGCTGGCCGATGGCCACACCACGCCCCCCCTCTGCCCTCGCCACACCGATCTGGCCATCCTCACCGAGTTCATGGAAACCCAGGGCGAGCCCCTGGACCTGGCCAACGTCAAAGAGTGGCTGCAGCAGGCCCAAAACGTCTCGGCCATCTGGTCCATCACCCCGTCCGACCTGGACGACATGCTGCCGGACTACCTGACCCGGCGTCAGGAGGTGCCCTCATGAGCGAGTACATATTTCTCCCCCCGGACCAGCTCAAACTGCACCCGCAAAATATCCGTCTCTATTACCCGTCCCACGACGTCGCCAAAATGGCCGGCTCCATCAAAAAAACAAACGGAGTGCTGCACGCCATGCTGGTTACCCCAATCCCCGGCCAGCCGACGGTGTACTACGTCGTGGACGGGAACCTCCGCCTGGCCGCCGCTCGCACGTTAGCCGGCGATTGCCCCCCGCTAAAATGTGAGGTCGTCGAAGCCAGTTTAGCCGACCAACTACTGGCGATGGTTATCACCTCGGAGTTCCACTTCCCCAAAGACCCGGTCTCGATGGGGCGGCACTTCCAGCGATTGATCCAGCAGGAAAAGCTGACCATCGAAGCCATTACCGAAGACACGGATGTCTCGCGTCCGACCATCGAAAAATATCTCAAGATCCTGGAACTGGAAGATGAAATCCAACAACTGATAGCCGCAGGCCGGCTCTCGGCTGACCTGCGTGTCTCACGGGCGCTGCTGCTCCTGCCCGCCGGCGAGACCAGGATACGGGCAGCCGAGCGATTCGCACGGAATGACAGCAATATCCGCTACATCATCCAGGCATGTCGCCAAATCCAGGAACGCGCCGCAGTTATGGCCGGCCAGGACCACGTCGAGCGCCTGGACGCTGAGCGAGCCAGGCAGCAGGCCGTCAGTGAACAGGTCGGGCGGACCAAACAGCAAAACAATGGTCACGCCCGGATGGGCCCCGAGGCCGCCCGGTTGATCTATGATTTGGCCGAAAAGATGCTTTGTGACGACTGCCGGCTCGATGGTCTGAGCATTGAATGTTATTTGTGTCCCGGCCCGCAGGATTTCGTCAACCACTTGATCGAAATGGCCGAAATACGAATCCCCGAGGAGGTGACCTCATGATCACCGTCAGCGCCACAGACCTGGTCACGTTCCTGGAAACCGCCCAACCGGTCACCGCCGCCAGCGTCCGGACGCTCCTGGCCAACGGCCACGGGGCCACCCCGCGAGACCTGGACGAGCAGGCCGCCATCTTCGTCGAGATCCTCTACGAAGTCACCCAATCGAATAGTTGTGAAAGGAGAGAACCCACCATAATGACCGAAGACCTTACTTCCACCGAACGACAGTTTGTCGCCCTGGCTCTCCGGGGCCTGGCCATGCGCGGCGGCCCGACAGCGTTTCCGCTGCTTCGATCTGTTACTCGCAAGCTCGGCCTCGTGGCTGAACTGAAGGACCACCTGCAGGACTGGATCAGTTACAAGCCCCAGCGTAGTAACCCCGAAGTACCGGGCTTAGAGTGACGGTCACCTGCTACGTCTGCGGGCGCACCTTCGCCCACACAACCGGCCCGGCCGGGGAGACCCACGGGGCCTGCCCGGCCTGCCTGCCGGGCCAGTACGTCCAGGCCCTGCAGGCCCGCAGCCCCGGCCTGGGCGAGGTCGCCCGCCGTCTGGCGGCCCGGTTCCCGGACCTGTCGCCACAAGAAATTCATAGACTGGTAAATAGCAAGTAGCAAGTAGCTGAAAGGATACTAGACCGCATGTCACCCATTGATTTAGTCTTGCAAGCCTTGACCCGTTTGGGAAAACCGCCTAGACAGACCAACACCAACCACTGGCAAGCATCCTCCCCGCTGCGCGAGGACAAACGGCCCAGCCTCAGTATTACCGTCCGTCAAGACGGCGCGGTCTTACTCAAGGATTTTGGCGGCGGCGAAACCAAAGACATCTTAGATGCACTGGACCTGAAGTTTGACGACCTCTTCCCTCGTGGTCGTCGCCAAAATCAATGGCACAACTTCAACCAACCTGACCATATCTATATTTACCGTGATGCCAACGGCGTCGAGGTCTGCCAGGCCCTGCGTTATAATGTTATCAACGACAAGGGCATGCCCGACAAGGATTTTCGAGTTCGCCACGCCGATAACGGCAAATGGATCTGGAAAAAACCTTCCAACACCCCCCTTTATCGCCTGCCAGAACTGCTGACCACTCCCAATGATGAGTGGGTTTTTGTACCCGAGGGGGAAAAAGATGTCGATAACCTGATCCAGCAATCCTTGGCTGCAACGACCAATATCGGCGGCGCGTCGGTTAAGTGGGGCGACGAATGGGTGCAAACTCTGGCCGGACGCCGGGTTTGCCTGCTTGCCGACAATGACCCGGTCGGTAAAAAAAGAGTAGAGCAACTGGGTGACCGTCTGGTCTACGTGGCCAGGGAAGTCAAAGTTATCTACCCTAACCACATGGGGTTGGATGACATGCCGCAAGCCGACGTCTCAGATGCTCTCCTGATGGGTCACATATCGTCCGATGACCTCCTCCGCTTGGCCGAAACCGTATCTCTATATGAACCCGCGCCCATCGCCCCTCACCGCAAGCTAAAATTCGAGCGAGATGAGTTGCTCAATACGATCTTCCCGGATCCGGTTTGGTTGGTAAGCGAAATCATCCCGGAGCAGTCGTTGGGTATCCTGGCTGGACGGCCCAAGATTGGCAAAAGTTGGCTTGCCCTGCAGCTCGCCAACGCCATAGCCGATGGCGCCGACTTCCTTGGGCAGCCGACGAACCAGGGGCGAGTCCTCTACCTGGCCCTGGAAGACAACCCGCGCCGCATTCAGGATCGTCTCAAGACTCAGGGTATCAACCCCTGGTCCGGGCTGACATTCCACTTCGGCTGGCCGGACCTCCTGGCCGAAGATGGCCTGGACCGTCTCCGAAACACCATCACTGCTGGTGAGTACCGGCTGACCCTCATCGACACCATGTCTCGCGCCGTCGCCATGCGGCCAGATGATATCCGAGAGATCACGTCACTCTGGGGCCGGATGCAGGAAATCGCCATCTCTACAATGTCTTGCGTGCTTATAATTGATCATCACCGCAAGAGCTTCGGTGGGGTGGACGATGTCATCGATGCCGTCCTGGACGCCACCACCAAAACCGCTGTCTCAGACTTCATAATGGGACTGTACCGGCCTCAGCGCGAGAAAATAGGGACGCTGAGGGCGACCGGTCGGGACATCGAGGATCTTGACCTCAGCGTAAAATTCAACGGCGTCATCGGCACCTGGGAGGTTCTGGGCACTCCGGACGATGTGGGCCAGAACGCGATTGAGGAAAAGATATTTGACGCAATCGACGACTTGGGTGACTACGCCTCCGGCCAGGCCATCATCGAGTACATAGAAATGGCCCAGGGGTATGTTTATCAAACCCTGGCCCGAATGGTCAAGGAAGGGAAACTGGTCAAAAAAGGATATCAAAAACCATACGGTCGCCCGTGATTAGGTGAAATTCATGAATTTCATGAATTTCATGTGAGTTTGCCCCGGAAATTCATCTAAAACTCACATGAATTTCATGAATTTCATGAATTTGAGGGGAAATAATAGGTCAAAAAGGAGATGATCTGTGAAAATAGTCAAGAAAACCCGAAAAATACGGTTATATACCCGATGCCCAAATTGTGGGAGTCCCTGGTGCGAGCGCTCGCCAAGGCCGTGGAGTGACGCATTTTGCGACAATGTTTGTCATGAATCCTACAATGAACGCCGTCGTCGCCGCGCTGAAATAAAGGTAAAAAGGAAAAAATAAAAATGAAAACTGAACAAGAAATCTACCAGATGATCAACGAGATCAAGGCCACGCACGAGGAGCTCGGCGAAAAGGCGCCGAAGTCCCAAACTGTGATGAAGGAAAGTATGAGGGGCGAACTAATCGCGCTCTACTGGGTTTTGGGTCACTCGCGGAGATCGGCGATGGACAGCGCTTCGATCGCCCTGGGTGGCGACCCGATAGACTGGAGCGGATCCCACGATGACCACCCTCATCACCGTCTACAACTTTTTGGAGGAAACGATAATGGCAAAAAAATCATACCGCCGCGGAAAAATCGAGCGTCACCGGAGGTTCAGCCCTGGGCTAATAACCTTCTTTGACATCGAGGAGATAAAAGTCGCCGCCTGGTGTCCCGACGACAAAGCCCAACTCCCCCCTACCCAGGTCCACCTGGTCTTCGCCATGAAGGACTTCCCGGCCCCGGTCGTGCTCAGGTTCAAGAGCCCCGACACGCTCGGCGTACTCATCGAGGAACTGGCCCACTACCGCCAGGAAGTCTGGCCAGACGCGGAGCCGCTGGACCTAAATCCAAATGGATTCTCCTAGTCCTCCCCCCAACGGGGGGAGTTAGAGGGGGGAGATCCCGAGAAGTCGCCTCCACCCTGACGGGCAGAGGACAAAAAAAAAGCCGCCGTGGGAGCGGCGGCAACCATTCACATCACCCGCAAAGGAGATATCATGAACGGTAAGTCTATTGTACCACAGAATCACCCAACAATCGAGGTTGGCACCCGCGAATGGTACCGCATGATCGGCCGGCGCGGTGGCCGGGCCCGGGCCGCAATGCAAGACTTCCGGGACCACCAGGCCAACGCCGGCCGGCGCTCCGCCCAGCTCAACGACATGAGCGCCCTGGGCCGCCGCGGCGCCCGCGAGACCCTGCGCAAATACGGCTACATTTTTCTCTTTAAAAAATGCCGGGCCTGGCGCCTGGCCAACCCCTCCCGGCACGAACGGCAAATCACACGCATTCTCGACGAACTGGGCTACGCCTACGAGCGCGAGGCCCTGGTGCTCGGCGACGACGTCCCCGTCTCGGTCGATTTCTACCTGCCCGATCACAACGACGCCGTCATCGAGGTCTACGGTCGCATCCACTACGACCCCCGCTTCGACCATCCCAACCGCCCCCAAACCCGCCGCGAGCTGGATGCTCACCGCTGCCGGCAGCTCGAACGGGCCGGCTACCGCGTCCTGGTCATCGACTACCGCGAGCTGACCAACATCTTCGACGTGCGTGGCAAAATTATTGATTTCGTTTTAGGCTAGCTGTCCGCCGCGCGGACACAGAAAGGAGTCGCGATATGCAAATCGCTTTAGCCGACATCCGCCCTGGGCGCTTCCAGCCCCGGCAGAATTTCGATGAAGAAAAAATGGTGGGCTTGGCCCAATCCATCCGGGACCAGGGGTTGATCAACGCGATCATCGTCTTCAAAAACGAAGACGGCGAGCATGAACTGATTGCCGGCGAACGCCGCTGGCGTGCCACCATCGCCCTGGCCCTGGCCAACAAGGGCGAACTGGAGATGAGCCTGGACACGGCCGTCAAAATCGTTTGCCGGAGCGAGCCGGCTAAATTGATCCAGGATTACTTTTTTCTCATAGCCCATACCATCAAGGCCGAGCTGGCTGACAACCCCGACGACCTGAGCCACCTGCACCGGGTGAGCATTGTCGATAACATCCAACGCGACGACCTGTCGCCGGTCGAGGTCGGCCAGGCCCTACACGATCTCAAGCAGGAATACGGTTACTCGATCCGCAAACTGGCCGACGTCGTCGGCCAGTCCAAAAGCTGGGTCGAGGATCGCCTAAAAATGACCGACCTGGTCCCCGAAGTGGCCGAGATGGTCGCCGGCGGCAACGGCGCCGGTCCGCAACTCGATATCACCCTGGCCCGCGAGCTGGCCCGCAAAATCCCGGCCGCCTTACAACCGTTCATTGCTGAGCACGTGCGGAGTGAGGTCGCCAGGGGTAAAAATACCAACGAACTAAAGCGACTCATCGGCGATATCGCCCGCTTCGTGGATCCCAACCGTTGGTCTCTATCCAACGATTTCGATCTACCCTATAACCCCGTTGTGTACAACCGCGCCCGCCTGATCCGCACGCTGCTGAACGTGACCCCGCCGGACCAACTGGCCCGGGGGTTACTCGACTTAAAGGGTGACGGTAGTTACTACTCGACAAACTACCTCTCCAAAAAGGTTAGCGGGGTTCTGGGGAGTAGTTATGATGTTTCACATATCACGCAAAAATTGACGGGCGAAAAGGACCCCTGGCAAGATCAGGCCCAGGTCCAGGGCTGGGCCTGCGACCGATGTACCCTGAACCCCCTGGTCGATGTCCTCGACCAGCGGCAGGATTTGCTTGATACCAACGCCCCCTGCCGGAAAATTGCCCGCTTTTCCTCTCCGGAGAACGAGAACATCACTACCTGTCAGCACTTCATCGGACCGGAGGACTCGGAGGACCTGGTTGCTATCGTCGTGCCGTACAATATCCACTCTTGCCTCGACGAGACCAGCGGCAGCACGCTGCTCAAACGCCCGCTCAACGGCGAGGACGCCTGTTACGTCACCTCCTGGCAGGACTACGCCCATGTCTACAACCAGGCCCGCATCCGGCGCGCCCAGGCCGCCCAGGAAAAAGAGGAACAGCAGCAGGTTCAACACCTGACGCCGATTGCGCAGTACTGGCAAGCGCAGCTCGATGGCCACCTCGGAACCTTCCGCAGCCAACTCGACATCCACCACTTTCAGGCCCACGCCTGTCACAAGTGCAAGCACTTTCTCCCCTCTCCCGATGGGAGAGGGGCCGGGGGTGAGGGTGAGGGCGCCACCCCCTGCCGCTTCGCCGAGCGCCCCCTCAAAAGCCGTTTTACCGATGGCCCCCGCGCCCCGGTTTTCGGCATCCTGGATCACCCGGACGGCTTCAGCGTCCCTCGCTGCGAAAAGTTCCAGGTCCGCAACCTGCCCGACAACATTCAGCCGCTCGATGGCATCCAGATCGGCTCAGACAACCGGCCCCTAATCCTGGACTGGTTCAAGCTCCTCAAAAAGACAGCCTCAAACTATTACGAGGATCAAAAATTGCTTTGGGGGGTGCTGGCCTGGCTGCCTCAGCAGGATCTGGAGAAACTCTGGGACCAGGTTGGCGACGATGGCATCATGATGGCCATCCTTCAAACCGGCGTCCAGGACATTCAAAGTCTCAAATCCTACAGCGGTCCGGTATCTCTGCTCGATCCCACCACCGGCCAACTGACCACCTGGACCGCCCATCGTTGGCCCCAAGAAAGCGAGGTCTCCGATGACGCATAAACTCATTTCAACCATCGCCGCCGCCCTGGTCAGTCTATTGGCCCTGCTGGCGTTTGTCCTGAGCTATAGCTCGTTACAGCACATGGCCGCCGTGCATGGCGTCGGTCCGTGGCTGTCCTACCTGTGGCCGCTGCTGCTGGACTTTGCAATGATCGTCTTTTCGCTGGCGATTCTGCGAGCGAATCTGAGACAGGAATCGGCCCGCTATCCCTGGACCCTGGCGATTGCCTTTGCTGGCCTGGCCACCGCTGGCAACGTGTTAGACATCGAAGCCATGGCTGCCGCCCTGGGTATTCCACCAATCATCATTGCCGCCGCCGTCAAGGCCCTGGCTCCGGTCGCGCTGGTGCTGGCGTTTGAGCTACTCATGTCGATGCTCAAAGCGGAAATAAAGCGCGCTGATGTGACCGCCAGTATTAACGACCTGGCCGACCAGCGCGACACCCTGACCGGCACAATTGCCGATCTGGAGACCGAAGCCGGCACGCTGGCCGGGAAAGTGGGCGCCCTGCGGGCGGAACTGGGCGCGCTGCGGAAGGAAAAGAAGCAGACCTATACCGGCGCCAGTGACGAAACCAAGGCCGAAGCGGCGGAAATCGTGCGGAACGTTCCGCACATTTCGGGCGCTGAACTGGGCCGGCGGCTCGGTAAGTCGGAACGATTAGGCCGCCGTCTGAAAAAGGAACTGGAGCCAGTCGTCAACCATAATGGAGCCAACCATGCTGACTAATTCAAACGCCACCGCCACCATCGACCAATCGGTTAACCTGCCGGACTACTTCTCATGCCGGCAATGCACAGTTTGGGATTACGGCGGCCGCCTGTGTGACCGGATGCAGCAGGCCGGCCGCTGCCGGGCTGCTGCGCTGGGGCGGGCGCTCGATGCCGGACACATCCAGATTACTTTGCACTTACCTGCGGAGGCCCGCCGATGAATGCAACAATTGTCTACCATCCGGCCTGGCAGCGAACCACCTGGTCGCCGCCCGCCCGGCCCGGTCCCGACTCGGATATCCGCCCGCTGCCGGCGCCGCTCACGTGGCTGGCGCTCGCGCTGGCCGTTGCTATCGCCGGCGTGGCCCTGGGCCAGTTGCTGATCGGGGCTGGCCTGATCGTCGCGCCCCTGGGCTACCTGGTGGGGGCCGTAGCCAGCTCGGCCGGTTTGGGGATCGCTTCAGGAATGCTTGGAAGTGAGGTTTTGGTATGGCTCGTCGATTTACCCTGAGTTTTGTTATCTTGCCCTTTGGCTTGCTGGCGTGCGCCGCCCTGGGCGTCATGTTCTATGTCCCACGTGTTGAGTTGACCAGCGGCTTTCGGTCCATCTTCGGCACGTTCGCGACGACGGCAACCGCTGTTATCATTCTGGCCGGGATTCTGTTCGCCCTGGCCGGGGTCGTGGGCTTTCTGTGGCTCTTGAGTTGGTTCGCAGAGGCCCGCGCCGTGGTCGTCGCCGACCGGCAGCGCCGGCAGGCCCTGGCTGACCGCGAGTCCGCCGAAGCGCTGCGGGCGCATCGTGAGGCTAATTCTGTGATAACGGTCGCACCACCTGGCCACCAGGTCTACCTAACCGAGATCCGGGCCGATACATTGACCCGGCCCTTGCACCTGAGTCCCGGCCCGGTCAACGGCGCGCCGGCCGATATCACGCCCGACGAGGCCGCCCGGTGGCAGTTACATACCCTGGCAAATGCGCCGGGCCGGGGCCGGGTCGAAGGGCCGCCTGTTCACCCAATGATCGAGGCCGGACCGCGCCCGCTTCTGGACATCTTGCGACCGGCGGAGCGTGTGCTAATCATCGGACCCAGCAAGGCCGGCAAGACGACCTTGCTTCACTGGCTTATTGAGGAACGCCGGCAAACCTCGGACGTGATAACGATTGATCCTCACGGCGAGCCGCCCAAGTGGGGCGACGTTTCGAGCGTCGGGGCCGGGCGCGATTACGACCGAATCGAGCAGACCTTGAACACGCTGCTTTTTGAAATGGATCGACGATACACCCGCCGCGGCCGGGGTGATCTGGACTTTAACCCGCTGACGATCATCATCGATGAATGGCGGGCTATTGTGCAAAACATAGGCGCCGCCGGCGCGATGCTGGGCGCGCTGCTAACCGAGGCCCGGAAAGCTCAAATGTATCTGATCGTGGGGAGTCACAGTGACCGGGTTAAGGCGTTGGGCATCGACGGCGAGGGCGACCTGCGGGCTGGGTTTACTGTTTGCCGGCTGAGTTATGACCAGAGCACCGGCCGGCGCCGGGCCGTCATCGATGACACAGAATACCAATTGCCCGGCCCGTACGATCGGCCCAAACGAACGCCGGACCCGGCCTCGATTGCGCTGCCGCCGCCCATGACGACTGAGGAAAAGAGAATCGTCGAATTGATCGTGGCTGGCCTGACAAAGTACCAAATCTGTAGAGAGATTTGGGACGGTCGCCGGGGCCGCAACTATGAAACCATCGCCGCCGTCGCCGCCAAATTCGGCCTGCAGGTGGCGTAACAGAGCGTTCCGGGGACGTTACGGGGTAGTTACGGCACTTCCTCAAGGGGGAAAAACGTAACGCCTGGGAACGCCATTTCGATGCGTCTAAATCTGTCGAAATGGCAAGGTGGCTATATAGTGGCTATATAGAAGGCAAGCATACCTAACTCGCCAGGGTGGAGGATCGAAAATGAGTAACAAATTGCAGCAAGCGTGGGATGAATATAATGAATTTGTTTCTGAAGCTCGTGAGCTTGAAAACCAAATAAATGCCATAGAGGAGCATGGGGTTTCTGACCCTGAATACTTGGCTGACCTGTACTCACGTTATATTGACGTGAACCAGGAAATTGACAATATCTTGACCTGGATATTCCATAACACCCCATGGGCTAACCAGAGTTAAACTTCACAACGTGAACGTGGTCATCTACACCCGCGTCAGCAGCCAGGAGCAGGTCAGCGGCTACTCGCTCGATGCCCAGGAGAACGCCTGCCGGCAGTGGGCCGCCGAGCAGGGCTACGAGATCACCAGGGTCTACGTCGAGCCCGGCCAATCGGCCCGAACCGACCAGCGGCCGGCCTTCCAAAAAATGATCCAGATGGTCAAGCTCGGCATCGCCGACGCGATCTTGATCCACAAATCGGACCGCATCGCGCGCAACCTGCTGGATCTGCTGAGCTATCGCAGTCAACTGGAACAGGCCGGCAAACGCATCCTCTCGGCCACCGAGCCATTCCTGAACGACGACAGCCCTGAGAACCGGATGGTCACCGGCATCATCGGCTCGGTCAACGAATTCTACTCGGCCAACCTGAGCCGCGAGGTCATCAAGGGCCAGTTACAAAAAGCCAAGTCCGGTAGCTTCCCCGGCGGCAAACTGCCCCTGGGCTACCGCCGCAACGATGACAAACAGATCGTCATCGATGATACGTCTGCCGAAGTGGCTCACCATGCCTTTCAGGAGTTTGCCCAGGGCCACCATACCCTAAAAACCTGGACCGCTGCCGCTCGGGAGCGCGGCTATCGCAACCCCAGGGGTAACCCGATCAGCGACCAGAGCTGGCAAAAGATCTTTCGCAACCCATTTTACATCGGTCAATTCCGCTGGGGCGACGATCTCTATGACGGGGACCATCCACCACTCACCACCAAAGAAACATTCGTCGAGGTGCAAGTGCTCCTCGATGAGCACGGCGGCGGGGGCGGCGCAAAAAACCGTCACTTTTGGCTACTGGCCGGGCTGCTCTGGTCGGCCAAATACCACAAAAAAATGACCGGCAGCCTGGCCAAGGGAAAATATCCCTACTACCGCGCCGCCGGGCCTGGCCCGGAGCATACCGTCCGGGCCGAAGATGTTGAGAGCCGCGTCGTGGCGCTGCTCGACAAAATCACCGGCTACAGCCCACGAGCAAGGGAAAGTTGGCGGCTCGCCATGCAGGTCGCCCCATCCACGGCCGTCATATGGCCCCTCCTCTCCGCCAACGAGGAACGCAAAGATTTTTTGAATTTAATTTTTCCGGCAGTGGGTATCATTATCGCCCCGGGCGGGGCGATCAGCAGGTTTGATCTACGTGAAGGGTTTGAGACGGCGTAGGGTTCGAATCCCCTTACCCGCTTCAAGTTCCATGCAAACTTTCGATCGCCGGCATTTGGTAGACAGAGCGCGCCTGGATCACTGTGTGAGCAGATCCGACAGCCTGGCCGCATCCCCCTAGCCCCCTCTTGCGCAGCAGGCCGGCCTCTGCTTCTTTCTCTTCCCTTTATAACCTCGCGTCTGCAAGTAGCCAAGGTGTGCCGATTTGGTTTGTCGAGACAGAGGCAAACGATCCTGCCGTCCGACCGGAGAACCCGTCAACCGATACGTTGAACGCGTACTCGTTGGCGACAGATGATGTTATAGAGGAACCGGACCCCGTTGGAGCAGACACTGCCCCGGTGCTAGTTAGTATCTGGATAAATGTCGGCGACGTGTCCAACAACGACAGGGCGGGTGCTGTTCTCATCTGTACCTTGAATAATCCATATATGAGGGCTGTGGTGTCACTAAGCCAAGTTCCTCCAAACCCGAGGAAGTCCAACACCGTCACAAACTGACCCACCCGCCTCTTCTCCACCTCAAGCAACGGCGCACTAAACTCCGTCGCAACCGCCGACCTCTCAAGCTTGGCTCGCGACAGATCGAAATCATCCCCGCTGTCCCCCTCGTCCGAGTTCCACACAAAAACCGCAATGTTGTTTATGTTGGGGTCATCCAGCAGGACTCCCTCAACCGTCAAAACAACCTCAGACGTGCCGGGGATGTCATCCGATACTCCTAGGTACTCCCAACCGGCAGCCAGTGTCGGGTTATTGGGCGAGGTGGCCCACGCCGATACGACATCGCTCGTCAGGGCGTTGGCCGATCCGCTCCAACCCAGGATCGCTACCCGGAAGTTCGTTGCTACGGCAAAGTTGGCTTGCAGTTCGATTTGAAATGAGAGTGTCTTGCCTTGCAGGACTCCCGTGTCAGACGCCAGCAGGAACTGTAAAAAACCTGCCTGTGTGTTGTCCTGGTCGATGGCGCAGGTTATTGCCGCTAACCCGTCTGTATCAAAACTCTTACTGACATCCGGCGGGTTGCCGTTGTGGATACAGTTCCACAGCCCCGCCACGTAAGTATCATCAGCGATGTCGTTGAACGTGTCTCCCTCCAGCCAGGTGTCGTGAGAGAGAGACTGGTACAGCAGGTTTGGCGGGGCGGGCTGGCTCTGGACAACGGTCTCTATCGCCACCACCGCGTCCTGCAGGTCGTTGATGTGTGCCGCCTCTACATCGTCAACGTTATCTACCTTGGTTGAGTAGCTATCGATTGAGGTCGGAAAGTTGGTGCTCATTAGTTAGTCTATCCTTTGCCCGATGCTGATATTGTCGATTTCCAAAACAGCTGTGGCATCACCGTCGACGCCACCCTTGATAAACCGTATTAAAGACAGCGTTTCACCCTCGTAACCGCTTAGATCGACTGTAGCCTGGGTGTAGTTGCCCTGCTCGATCGCTTCAAATGGCACAAAACCCACGAATACCTGGCCGCTTTCCGCCGTAATGAGCACCAGAAAAACAACGTTTTCATTGGTTGACCAGCTTTGGGTGTTCTGGTATCGATATTGATAGCTTAGATAATAATTTCGACCGAGCAGCAGGTCAGGCTCAATTGTTACATAATCCACATTCGCGTCATCCAGCTGAGCAATCAACCGCCCGATCGAACATGACCAATCGCCGGGATCAGGGTCAAACTCCCAACCATCAGGACAGCTATCAAAATCCCAGGTGACAACCTCGTCTATCTCGACATCAGCCCCGTAGGCAAAATACGGCTCGAGTTTCAGAGTGGTGCGGACCGCCTTTCCTGAAGACCAACTGTGCTCGATCTTGCCGATCCTGAATAGCCTATTGACCCAAATAGCCTCCGCCGTGAGGTGGATCAGATCGGCGTACAGGTCCAGGTCGAACTGAATATCAGGCCGATCCTCCAGCCGGATGGCCGGATAGGGCGTTGGAGTCCTCAACTCTTCGAGGAGAAACGCTGTCATAAGCTCCGCGTCCGCATTCTCCTGGGTCCAGGGCGAGTCGAGCCTGAACGTCCGTGTGTCGTAGATCGCTATGCTCTCCCCATCCTCTACGCCTATGATGTTGTCGTATTTCGAGTAAAGCGCGTCGCCGCCAATCTCCAGGTTGCGAAGGTAGCCGTCTGTGGCATCTGTATTCTGTACAATGACGGTGGCCCCATCACCACGCTCGCCGATTTGCTCAGTATGAGTCAAGGCGCTTCCGCCGTCCGGTGCATCTGTCAGCGTAACGCTGATATAAAGGTTCAGTGGAACCACCGCGTATGAGCCAAACTTGAACTCGACATCGGTAACCAGCGCAGTCTCAGCCGCTATGGGAATCGCGTCGTCATCATCGCCGCCAGTCTGAAACAGGACTTCAGGAGAGCCGAATATCTCAGCCTTGATCTGGTGAACCCCGATCTCGACTCTATTCCTGAGTGTCTCCCAGGGCTGTGGCACGGTGATGTCCCGCAAAATCTGGCTCTGGTCCAATGTGACGATCTTATCGTAGGTAAACGACCGGGCAAAGAACCGCGCCTGTCCATTCCGGTCATGCAGGAACGTACCGACCTCGGCATTCTCCAACTCTCGAACGGCCTCCATAGCGTCCCTGCGCCAGAACCAGGCCCACTTCAGCCCCTTATAGGTGCTATTGTTATAGTCATCGAGCAGGCTGTACACACGCGGCCACTCATCCGGCCAGCCAGCAGCCTCCAGGATGGTGTCTACCCACCGGCCAGTCGTCCACGTCGAACTCTGCTGACCGGCCTGGTGGTTCCTGAAACCAACCCTGACATTGCGGTCAGACAAAAACTGCTGGCCATCTACAACGTCGATCTTGACCATCCTTCGATTGCCGTCATTGTACGGCTGGATGTCCGCAATCCGGCCATACATCAGGGAGTAGTTCGTACCCGTTTCAGCATCCTTTACGGCCAGCCGGACCGATTTGCCCGGCGTCACGTTGGGGTAAAGGGACGAGTTGGGGTTGAACGGGTTATATCGCCCGTCGTCGTTGTCCAGGATAACGGTAGCCTGCCCGGCCTGGTATCGCTCAAAGCCGTGGCCTCCCGGCCTGACAAAATAGTCGCGGCCTCTGGACAGGTTAAACGAGGTCATTCTCGTGGCCTCGTTCTCCCCGGTGAAGTAGCCGTCCGCATCCCAGTCGACAATGAGCGTCCAGAGCAGCATGGACTCCGCACACGACGCGCCGTACTGCTTCTCACCATACTTGAACGTACCGTACCTCTGGACCCCAACCAGGATGACGTAGAGCATAAACAGCCCGGCGTCGTCGAGAGCCAGCGTGTCATCCGAATTGTTTATGGCTACGACGGTTCGACAGTCAGTCAGAACGCTCATGCAATCGTACCACAGGGAATGTACAGCAACCCGACGCCGGTTATCGAGATCCTGATGAAGTGGGTGACGGTCAACGTCTTGGCCCCGACTCCCTCGATTGGATTTCCGACCCCTACCGTTGCCGAAAACTCAATCATTTCCTCGGACAAGTCCTGCTGAGTGAGCTTCACCACCGGTAATGCCGCCGTGTCCAAAAGCGTAATATCGAGTGCGCCAAAAACATCCTCTTTTGCCAGTCCACTCCCGATGATCTGCCTCACATACTGATCTTCGAGAATGGACAAATCCATCTTGCGGGCCTCGGTGAAGGCGGCCTTGTCTACCACTATAGATGCAGCAGCGTCGAACGACGCCTGGTCGGTTAAGTCTGGAATTCGCTTGAATGACATACCCTAGCCCCCTACCGCTACGCCCGCCCGTCTCAGGCCACCTAGGATGAGCGGAATAAGTTTTTGATCTATCTCGATTTTGTCTGCCGTTGAAATTGTCGGCTGGTACTGAAGAATGATCTGAACAGCAGCACCGACCGCACCGCCTGTCGAAGTAGCCGCCGCCGCGCCGACCAAGGAACGCACTCCCGCCCCGACTGTCCGCCTGGCCCGTTCGGGGTTTTTGAACGGGCTGGCAAAGCTGTCTATCGTGTTCTCCCCCATGTCCGTGAACACCTTGGACGGGGACCCAATTCCCAGTGCCCTTCTCGCAGCATTGAGCATATCCATTGCGGCCTTGACAGCGGCGGCCATAAGCGACGGTATACCGTTGATGACCCCGGACTTGATGCCCTCGACAATTCTCCCGCCCAGGACCCGGGCAATCGTCGCCAGGTTGGAGTGCATGCCGCGAATGACCTCCCCCAGCTTATTCAACGTAGTTGGCTGAAAGTCACCCCCCAGTTTATTTAGAATGCCGGCCAATATCCCGGCAACAACGTTGGCCCCCACCACAATCAGGATGCTGGCAATTGCAGCCACACCAATTAAAAGGCCCGTTGCTAACTTGGTGAGTATCTCGGCTATCAGCCCGGCGTTTTGAAACAGGAACACAATCCCGTCTGCAACCCACTGCCCTATTGCAGTCCCGGCCTCAACCATCCTGGCTTGCGACTCGTCGCCCATGGCCCAGGCCCCAATGGCGATCAGCAGCCCTGCCAGGACTACTCCAACTTGATCCACGGCTCCGCTCACCCAGGACCAGAACGCTAAAATCCAGCCGTGAACATTCTCGCGGATTACGGGTCCCTGGCCGGTGAGAAAGGTGGTTATGCCGACCATCAAATTATCGAGATAGGTTGGAATATTGGCGTAAGCCAGGGCGGCCCACTCAAAGATTTGGTCGGCAAACCTGTTGACGATGGGCATGACCGTTGTATTCCAGGTAGTCAGGAGAAACGTCCCAATGGCGACTAGCAGCCGTGCCAGGACTGGTCCAACCTGTGGGTACGACTCAACTACCCAGGCGAAAATGTCGTTCTTCCAGCCCATAATGGTCGGCAGGACGAACGTATTCCAGGCTTCCGCCAGCATCGGCCCCAGCGCCTCGATCACGCCCTGTACCCCGCCGGCCTGGAACGCATTCCATAGCTCCATCACCGTGCGTCGGGCGTCTAACAGGAACGTGATCAGCCCGCTGTCCTCCGGTAGCCCAAAGATGCCCCCGGTAAAGTCGCCGGTGACCAGCATGGTAAACAGGTTGATCGTGGACTGGAGAGCCGGCACCAGCTGGGCCGAGAACCAATCGACCAGCATCGGCAGCACCCGGTTGGCCAGATCGCCGGCCTTGGCCAGAAACGGCGTGACGACCGGCAAGAGCTTGACCCCCATCTCGGTCGCGGCTTCGGTGATGGTCGCCTTGAGCTTGCGCATCTGGTTGGCCCAAGAGCCGGAGGTGCGTTCGGCGTCCCCCTGGGCGTCGGTCGTGCCCTTCATGATCAGGCTAAGAATAGCCTGCGCCTTGGCCTGAGCGTCGAGTTCGCCGGTGGTGCCGGCCAGGGCATCGCTCAGTTTTTCTTCGGCCTTGCGGACCCTCTCTTCAGCGGCCATCATTTGAGAGGCGGACGCCGTGCCCTTAGATCTGAGTTCGTTGAGCTTCTGCTGTTGGATGGTCAGGTTGTTCTGGCCCGCCGTGAGCTTTTCGGTGTCGACCGAACCTTTGAGCAGGCCCAGATTGAGCGCCTCCTGCTCGATGGCGCTTTGGTTGATGACCACGCCATACTTGCGCATGACCTCGGTATTGCCCACGACGGCAGTTTGCAGGTCGTTCAGGACCTCACCGTCGGCCACGTTGTTGAAGCTGCCCAGGTCCACGGCCAGCTTGGTCAACTGAGTCGACATATCGGCCGCGGCTGTCCTGGCAAACCCAAGGGGAACGAACGTGTCCTGCAGAGCCGCGGCGTAGCCCATGAGCTCAAACTTGTTACGGCCCACCGCGTTGCCGAAATCGTCCAGGGACTTGGTGACTCGATCGCCTTCTTCACTAAAGACGATATTAAACTTCCCCTGCATCTCCTCGGCGTCGGATCCGAGGCTGATCAGCTTCGCCCCGGCCAGACCTGCGCCGACACCTATGCTGGACAGTGCGGCCAGGCCGATCGCGGCTACACTGGCCACACTGGCCAGGCCGGACTTGAGGCTAGATAACCCGGCCGTTGCGTTTCCATCCTGGTTGACCAGGATTCTTAACGTTCGTGTCGTCGTCATATTTGAATACCGCTCTGGGCCATGCGGCAGACGACCTCCTTAAGGCGCGCCACCTCTACCGCGTCTTCTTCTCGTAGTTGTCCGGGCGGGATGTGGTATTTGATCCAGATCAGGGTGTCGTCCAGCCAGGGGGGAGTGTCAAACGCGTGGTCTGGCTCAAAGGTTGGGTCGTCTACTACCCAGTCTTCCTGGCTCTCTTCGTCGGCTTTGCCTGATCGAACCCTTTCGGACCAGAGGACGAGCGCGAGACGTTCGTTTTTTTTACCTCGGCCCGGTCCATAATCGCGTTGAACTCATCCATCACGGCAAAGTACTGGTCGTCCGTCAGTTCGTCGGGTATGCCAACCGGCACCCGCTCCCCGGTGTCCTCGTCGATAAACGACCAGTCCAGAACCAGGCTCATAACCAGGGCAGTCAGATTGGCCTCGGCCTGGCTGAGTTCAGCAGCGTCCAGGTTGTCCAGGTCGACGTGGCCCTGGTCATCCGGATTCAAAACCGCAAATAGATCAAGCGCCTTGCGCCGATGCTTGTACTTCAGGGTCTTCCATGAAATCTTCGGCCTGGACGCGCTTCCGTTTTCGTTTGACATCGTTGCTCCCCGTTATTCGCTCGAATTCGCTAACAATTAGCGCCTTATGTTCCTTACTTAACCCATCGATGACCCCGACCGGAGCCATCTCGCCTGTTTGGTTCCTGAGCGCCCAGGCCGCCACGAGCTTAGCCGCGTATGCGACCCTGTCCTCACTGGCCTGGAACGACTTGATGTGCCTTGGGTCGATCTGACAAAACCAAATCATTATACTGCCCCTACAACGCCGCCAGGGCGCTGTTGATGATCAGGTTGCCGGTGTTGCCACTCCCGTCCTTCTGCCCTGAGTACTTGAGCTTGATAATGTTATTGCCGTCGCGGTCATCGAGTTCGCTCACATCCTCGATGAAATAGACGCCGTTGATCTGGAACTCGTAAGTCGAGGCGGCTACGCTGTCATTGGCGTAGATCTGCACAACAGACAGGTCCTCGGTCAGCATCTTGTCCATCTCGGCCTCGGTCACGGCATGCTCAGCCTCGACCGTTACCTCCAGGCTGATTGCCCAGACATCGTTGCCGTAATCGTTCGGCGACAGACTCCCGGCGAACAGCTTTTGGTGGAATAAGTTTTCCAGCTTCCAGGTGAATGAGATGAGTTTGGGGAGCGGTGTAGTGCCCAGGCCTGCCCAGGCGTCATCGATGGAGAGCACGGTGTCCGCCATCTTGATAGTACGGGGCGCGGCGGTTGGAGATGGAGTTGCCGTATGGGCAGCCGGTTTAGTGGTCGCCCCGCCGACAGCAGGAACCTTGATGACCCACGCCTTGCCCGCCTCCCCGCTGATCTCCAGGCCCGTGGCAAACACATCCACCCCCCGCACGATGTGGTTAGCGCCGTCGCCGTATTCCAAACTATAAACGGCAATCGTATCAACGGTTGCATCCGGAATGGCAAACGTCCATGTCGTGTCCGGGTCATTGAACACCGTCGCCCCGTCACCCAGGGCCATGCTGACCAGATACGGAGCATGGTCGTAGTACGCTGCCGGTAAGGACAGTTCACCGCCGCTCTTCACAGACCCAATATAATGCCGGGCCGGAGCGTAGCTACCGATGTTCTCCTCGACCTTGATTTTCTCGGTCATCATCTTGTAGCTGCTCATCGCCCGGAGGGCAACGTCAACGTTCACCCCGGTCCCGAAATCGGCTTGTTTGCCGATATAGACTACTCTCTTTGCTTTGGAACTCATCTCAGATCTCCTATGAGGTTAAGGTCTCCTTGACCTGCAGCCGGTGTTGTTCGACCCGGTAAGGGACTCCGCTAAAACTACCGAACAGGCCATCCGACGCTTCTTCCAGCTCCAGCTCGTTCCAGTTGGCGTTGCCGACATTGGCCCGGATCACGTCCCTCACCACCTCATGCAGGTCGTCCAGGTCGTCTTCGTGGTCGGCGCTGTTACCGCGTTTGAGCAGCACGTCCAGGAAAAAATGGTGCAGGTCGTCGTTCATGTGGGCCGACATAAAGTTGTGGCGCGAATCATCGGTATAAATACACAGCACCTTGGACGCGCCCAGCAGATCCAGCGGCAGGTAACCCAGGACCAGGGTGAACGAACCCTCGGCCTGGAACAACGAAACCAGCTCCTGGCGAATGGCTTTACGCGTCATAACGGCGCCCACACCCCGTCGGCAAAATCCTTCAGGTTGAATGCCTCGATGGCCCGGGTCGCCAAGGCATGCTCGCCGCCCCGCTCCTCCTCGTCGCCGGCATACGGGGCGTCGGCCCCGGCCACGTTGCCTTTGTGGTAAATCGTCGACTTGAGATACCCCGTATCGACGTGGACAAACTTCTTCATTAGGGCGTCCAGCTCCGCGGTGATGATCTCCACGTCGCCGATGGTCTCGATGACCTTTTGCAGGTCCCGCCCCAGTTTATCGAAGCCAATCGTCTTAACTGCCAAGCTGCTCCTCCAGAATCAAATGGTAGAAGGCATCCAGGCCGCCCTGGGCCGCCCACGGGCCGACAAAGCGGACCGCGTAGGTCGTGCCACCCGAGACCAGGTAATCCCCGGTCACAAAATCGGCGTACTTGGTGAAGGTCTCCCGGAGCAGAAACAGCTTCGAGATCGGGTAGTCGTCGGTCGGCGCCTTCGACGCCGGGTCAATCGGCATGCAGGCGATACCGGTCGCGACCTCGGACAGCGTGGCCGCCCCGGTCGGGTTGTTGAGGTGGTCGCACGTGTTGGTCAGGAAGCTGTCCATCAGTCCCCCAGCTCAAAATCCTCGGCCTGGTGGGTCAGCTTGCGCATGACGACACGTCCACTGCCCCCGCCGCCGGCCAGCGCCTTGACCTGCCGGGCTCGCTGCGAAAAGTTTTCCTGGCGCGGCCCCACCTTGACATCCACCTCGACCGCGTAATCGCGCTGCAGCTGCTCGATCATCTCCTGCTCGATGGCGTCCAGGGCCGTATCGACCAGGTTGGCCTCCAGGTAACGCACGTCCGGCAGATCCGTCTCCGGATCAATCGCCCCCACCGCTCGCAGGCCCGCGTCGACCGCATAGGTGTAGTCACCCTCGGTCAGCGCTCCGGCCGGCGTCGTGCTCAGGCTGCGCGTGCTGGCCAGCCTGGCCAGCTTGGCGTTGACCCGCGTCGCCAGCTCGGCCCGCGTCAGCGGCACCCACCAGACCCAGACATCGTCGATCTTGATATCGCCGCTGCCCCGGTTGTTTTTTATCCGCAGGGTGTAGGTCGTACCCGGGGCCAGCCCGAATTCGTAGGTCTGCTCGGTCCAGGCGTCGGCCGTCACAGTGCCGGCGTTCTGGGTCAGCACCGTATTGCCGTCCCCGTCCACAACCCGCAGCGTCAGGTCCGAGGTGGCCAGGTTGTCGGTGTCGGGTTTGATGGCCAGGTGGACCGTCCAGGACCGGGCAGAGGGCGTTGTGAACTCCTGCTCCACATACCCGCCCGGGCCAAGGACAGCCATCCCGTAGTGCTCGTCGCCGTCACTGGCCGCGTAGCTGGCGTCTGAGGCCGTCCAGTTGTCCAGGTCGTGCCAAAAACCGCCGTTACTGAGCCGGTTTCGCTCCAATGGCCGCCTCCACGTCCTTTACCAGAATCCGGCCGCCGGCGCCGCTGCCCTTGACCGCAGCCAGGTCGAGGCCATGCTCGCTGGCCAGCTTGACCGCTTCGTCGGTCGCCTCCGGCGCACCGTCGCCGTCCGCGTCCGGAATGTCGGCCCCGATCTCCGGCTCCGGGGTCCAGGGCTCGCAGATCGGCGACTTATGCCGCTGCACCTTCTGCTCCACGTAGACCTCGATCTCAGGATCTTCGGCCAGCCGCCAGCCGGCTTGCCCTAACCGCCCCTTGGCGTGGTCCCGGTCGCACGAGTGGACCGCGCCGGCCGGGTTGACGATGTAGTAGACGCCGTTGACGCCCTGGTGCTTGCTCTTTACCTTTGCCATATTATGTCTCCTCTATAACGGTTACCTGCCGACGGCAGTAACCGTCACGGTCACCGGGTCGGTACTGCCATCGGCAACTTCCTGGGCTATGCGCATAAAGCGCCCAAACACGGGCAACCGGTCAATGTCGGTGGTGTCGGTCGAGGCGTTGGTCGCCAGCGCCGCGCCGGCGACCCAGTTCGAGTTGTCGTTGGAGTACTGCACTGTGATCGTGATGTTGTGCCCGGCGTTCTGGTCGATAACATGCTGGATATCGACCCAATCAAACCCCAGTAGATCAACACCGGTTGTATTGGTGTCCTCGGTGATCGCCGTCTCCGGCTGAAAACGGAAGAACCGGCCGCCGTCGGTGCTGACCAGGTTGGCCACCGGAGTGGGTGCAGCCGGGGGTGCGGCCTGGGCCGGCTGGCCGGCGATGGGCAGCAGGGCTAAGGCCATGAGCATCACTGCGACAACGGTCGCCAGAGCCATGCTGAACGCGGATTGTTTGGTGAGTTTCATAGTATCCTCCTATCGTAAAATGACCTTGATGGTCGGTGTTAGTGATTCATTGTTGGTTGGCGCAGCCACGACCCGGAAGTGAGTCCCCTCGACCGTCGTGCGCGTGTAGGTGTCGGTGTCCACATCGATGGCGGTGGCTAGCGCCGAGGCGCTGCTGTGGTTCAACCAGTTTGTCCCATCCGGCGAGACCTGTAAAGTAAACGTGGTCGTGTTCACCGCCGAGTCGTCAATGTCGATCAGCAGGTAAACCTCGGCCACAGTTGGCGGAGTGTCCACCCCCAGGGCCGACCAGCGGCTGCCGCCAAAGTTGGTCTCCTCGGTGATCGCGCTTGTATTGAGCGTGCTCGCCACGACCCGGACCGCTTCCGGCGCGGCCGCGGCGTTCCACTGGACCGGCAGCAGCAGGCCCAGCAGGGCCAGACTGAAAAACAGTGTAGCTAAGAGTTTCTGGCGCATGGGCACCTCCTTCAAAACTCAACGGTTGAACAGCGTCCAGGTGCGGGCGCTGTTCAACTCCTTTTAGATCTCGGCTGTTCGCAGGACCGTTGCCTGGTTGTCGCGCAGCTCCGCGACCCCGTACAAAACATCGATGGTCACCTTGACCCCAAGTTTGTTGTGGTCATAACTGAGCGTGACCCGCAGCCCGATGCCATCCTCGTCCATCACGACCTGCACGACCCCACCGCCGGCCGGCGCCGGCGGCAGCGGCCGGGTGGCCAGGACCATCGCATTGCGGTGAAACAGCAGGTTCTTGGCCTCGCTGGCCGCAGTCGCAATCTTCTGGTCCAGGAACACGTCAAAACCCATGAACCGACCGGTAAACGCTCCGGCGGCCGCAGACCCCAGGCTCTCGGCGTAGTCCCGGTTGACGGCGCGCTCGATGCCCAGGAACTCGAAGTCGGCGTCTTCATGCAGCACAGTCGAGCGCATTCCCAGCGGCGCTCTAGCCGAATTCAACTGCCGGCGCCCCTCGCGGAAGTGCGCCTCGGTCAGCCCGGTCGTCGCATCGATCGATTGGCTGAAGCCGGAGTAAAGCGCGGCCAGGTCGCCGTCGATCTGCTCGACCATGACGCTCATGGCATCACCGGCGTATGCGGTGAGCCAATCGGCCCTGGCCAGGGCCTTGCCAAAGTCCTCGATGACGAATGACACTTCCTTGTGCTTGTTGAGTGTCACGCTGACTTTGGTCGCGGCGGGCGTTTGCAACGTGATGTCGCTGTTAGCGACCTTGTCGTTCACCGATAGCGACCCCGTGAACGGGACATCGATGGTCTGGCCGTGGGTTGCGATCTCGTTATCGAAGTCCCTGTTGACCAGCCGCGCCAGGACCGTGTTCGCCCGTAGATACCCCAGCGCCTCGGCCCCAATGATGGTGGCGATATTGACCGATAGTTCGGTCGAAGTGATGTTTGCCATGGTTACGTCTCCTCATTAACTGAATTTGGTTTGTTGGGGTTTGACCTCGGCCAGACTCTGGACCGCGCGATCCCCAAAGCTCCAAATTCGTTTTTTACGGGCAACGCCCCGGGGAGCTGATCGATTGCTTAACTACACCAGGTCGGTGACTGCCTTCCCCTTGGACGCCTTGCGGATCTCCTCCGGCGTCATCGTGCTAAAATCAAGCGGCTTGGCCCCCTGGCCCTTGCCGGCCGGTGGCACGCCTGGCCCTGTCGCCGGTTTCAGGAACTGGAGCAGCGTGTCGGCGTCCTTTTCCATATCCTCGGCAGTTTCGCCGGTCAGCCGGCCGGCCAGGTCGGCCGGGATGCCCTTCTTGGCCGCCACTTCGAGCCGGATCCGGGCCAGCTTCTCTGTCTTCAGCTCGACCTCCCGCTGCTTGGCCAGTTCTTCCCACTTGCCCTGCGCTTCGGCATCTTTGTCGGCGGCAGCCCTTTGATCGGCTTCCAACTTGGCCAACCGGTCGTTGGCTGTCTTTAGCGCATCATTGACCTCCTTGAAACGGTCGTAAGGCACCGGGCCGGGTGGGTCGCTCGCCGGCGGTGTGGCCGGTGGAGGTGTCGCCGGCGGGTCCGCTTTGGGCGGATCAACCTTGGGCGGGTCGGCGCTACCACCGCCATCGCCTTGCCACAAAATGCGTGGGCCAAATAGATTAAATAACATATCGTCTCTCCTTCGTTTTTTACGGGCAACGCCCCGGTTATCGTCTCCTGCTGGTCGCGTGGGCCGGGTGGATCTCCACCCGCCGTCCCGTCTCCTGCCGGGCCTTGATTTCGGCCCGGGCGGCATCCCTCATCTCGCCGGTGGTCGGACCCACTTCCTCAAAATGCTCCAGCCACAACGCCTCGGACGTGCGACAGAAGTCGTGAAACGGTGGGTGCAGCTTTTCGTCGCTGAAGCGCGGCGTCCCGGTCAGCACAAACGGCTCGTCGAGCAACTGGATCTGGGCATGAGCCTGCAGACAACAGTCCGTCGTTCGCTCGTCGATGGCCGCGATCACCTGGTTTCGCCACTGCTGCCCGGCCTGGCTCTGGCCGGTGGCGTAGTAGACGCCCGTCGTCGTCACCGCCGTCGACCACATATCCAGGATGGTGTTCGCCGCCAGCAAATTCATCCCATGCCGCCACACGCTGGCCCGGTCCCGGACCTGCTCGGCGAACAGCCGCTCGACGATGACTGACTCTGGTTCGTCCCTGAGCCTGGCCAGCTCGGCCAGCAGCCTGGCCTGCGCCACGTCGACCCAACCGGTGGCGTTGTCGATAAACCCGGTCGCGACCGCCTGCCGCTCGGCCAGCGAGGCCGCCTCGACCCCGGCAAACGGTGGCGTGCCCGGATCAAACCGCTGCAGCAGCTCGAACTGTGTCTCGGCCAGGGTTCCGGCCACCTCGCCCAGGGCCTGGCTGTGCTCCCGGGCCACCTGGGTCAGCTGCGGTCGCAGCGCGTCCAGCTCGGCCCGGATCGCTGCCGGCAGCCCCGGATCACGTGCACCGGCGCCGGTCAACCGGTCGACCAGGACCAGCCTGGCCGCCTGCACCGGCTTCTGGGCCGCGTCCAGATAGCGGCCCTCCAGGCGGATCATGTCCCGGTTGAACGTCTCGGCTGGTCGTAGGTCAGGCATCGCTCATGTTCCTACCCGTCATCATCGTCGTCCGGATCACCGCCCTGGCTGGGCTCAGGCGGCCGCTTCGGCGGTTGTCCCTCCTGGATCTGCATGCTCCGCTCGCGCTCCAGCGCCAGCGCTTGCAGTTCCAACTGCATCGCCGTCTCCGGGTCAAGCGGCAGCACCGGCCTTTCCTTGTCGAACGCCAGGGCCTCGTCGTCCAGGACCCCCAGTTCGGCCAGGCCCGTCATCGTCCTGGCGGCTCGCCCCGCCATCCGCAGGGCGTCGGCCAGGCCGTGGTCGTAATTGGGCCGGCAGCGCCTGACCTTCAGCACCAGCTCAAGGAGCTGCAGCTCAAGCGTCGCCGTCGCAATCTGGTCCTTTTTGCGCAGCTCGTCAAAGGCCATCTCCGGCAGCGCGCCATGGACCTGGTCCCTGATCTCACGCACGAAGTCCAGAATGCCGGGGATATCCACGCTGGGCAATACCGCCTTGACGTCTGCACCTGTTGGTAAAAACCAAATATTGTCGCCGGATTTGACCAGGTCGCTCGGCTCGGCCCCAACCACCGCCCACTGTGGCTCCGCATTTTTGCCGATGATATCGGCCAGGTAGGAGGCCAGTTGGTTGACCTCGTCGAGCAGCGGGATGGCCTTCTGATAGGTCGACTCGCCCCACATCTCGCCGGTCTTGATGTGTTCGATCTCGACGAAAGGCACAAAGAGCAGCTCGTTCTTGTACTCAGGCTGCCTGCCGCCAAACTCCTGCGCCAGGCCATCCTTGAAGGTGCGCACGGCCTCGACTGTGACGACCTCGGCGTATTCATACTCCTTGCCCGCAGCGTCCAGCCGGATCTCGACGTAGATACCCACCTGGGGCGTGTCGTCGTAGTCGCCGGCCTCGATGAGCAAAAAGCAGGTGGGCTTGACTGGCCTCACGATCACCCGGCCCGCATCCCTCAGATCGCTGATTTTTAGCCCACTGACCCCGTACTGGGCGCCGAAGTGGACGTACAGGACCCCATCGCGATCCCAGTCGGACCAGTCCAGCACCCGGTTGATTGCTGGCTGCCAGGCCGCGTTGAACGGCTGCTCGGTCGAGCCGTCGGGCAGCGCCCAGCCGCCGGGCACGATGCCGGCGTCGACGTCGACCGCCCTGGCCAGGGGCAAATACAGCGGTTTGATGCCCTTGTAGAGCCGTGGCCAGAGCCAGCCCACCTGCTCCCGGACCGCCTTGTAGATCGATCCGTCGTAATATTTGCGCCGGCGATCCAGCTCCTTCAGCCGCGCTTGCCAGCGGCCCTTGAAGGGTTTGAACTCGTCGGTGTCAAAAATGCTCTTGCGCTGCCTACTCTGTGTCGCCATAGTCGTCCAGTAGTCGCTCGATCTCCTCGTCAGTCCGGGCCGGCGCCGGCGCTGGCCCCAGTTGAGGCGCTTGGCCGTAGAAGTCGACCCGTCCGCTCTTCATCTGGCGACCTCCCTTGACAAACCCAAACTTGTCGACCAGGCCATACGCGATAGCCTTCATCGCGTGGTTGTTCTTGTCGACCGGCTTATCGTCGGTCGGGTTGCCGTCCCGGTCGGTCGGTTTTCTATACTGGCCATACTCGGCCAGGGTGTGCTTGCACCGGTCCGGGTCGTGAAACAGGCGTGGCCCGCCCAGGCCGTTCAGAAACGTCTTGTGCCGGTCGATCCCATCCAGGACGCCGACTGCCTGGCTGCGCGGCCTCAGCCCGGTCAGGCTGGCCCAGATCTCCTCGGCGCTCTTCTGCGCGTGATGCTGCCGGACCGCCTTGTCAGCCACAATCCGCTCGACCTTGGGCCACCACTCGCGCTGCTGGGCGATCCTGATCACCTGCTCGTGCGTGTGAAAATTGACATAAATTTCGTCAATGTGCCACACTTCCCCGCCGTGAAACTGCACCGCCAGCACCGCGTATGTAGATGGATCGTAGCCCGGATCGACCCAGATTGTGACCGGCAGGCTAGTGTCAAATGGGCAGGGCCTGGCGTTTCGACTCCAGCTAAACTCCCTGGCAAAGACCAGGGCTCGGCTGGCCACCTTCTCCGCCGCGACCGTCCGCTTGAACTCGTCCTCGGGTAGGATCGCCTCGAGCCGCTTGATCTCCGGGTCGTCCCGGCCCAGCGGGTACAGGACCCGGTTGGTCCAGGCCGGCAGGCTATAGGTCTCGCCGTTCCAGGCGTTCCCCCTGGCGCTCAGCTCATCGACCGTGCCGGCATACCAACCAAAATTGTCCTTGAGCGTTCCGGCCAGGACCACCCGGCCTCGCACTCGTGTCACCCTGCGGGCCGCCGCCAGCAGCACGCTGTAGCTGTCAATGATGCCGGCTTCGGTCAGGCAGATAATGTCAGGCTGCTCGCCCCGGGCGATGATGCTCGACGCGCCCCGGTCCACGCTCAGCGTGGTCACCCGGCAGCCGGTCCGTGTCTCTAACGACCACGACCCCTGCTTCGGCTGGCTCACCCGCCTGGCGTCCAGCGCCCCCAGCCGGGTCAGGTTCTCGACCAGGTAGTTGAACTCAGGGTGCGTGTTGTCATACGTCTGGCCGACCAGGTAAACCAGCTTCGACCAGGGCACACAGGCCGTGATCTCAGCCGCCGAAACGTGCGATTTGCCGGCCCCCTCCGCCCCGACCAGCTGCAGAACGGTGGCCTGGCTGTTATGTATCCGGGCCTGGCTCGGGTTGGGATCGTGGCCCATCAACCGGAACGTCTTCCACTTCTGAGCCCGGTTTGGCCATCGACTCATTGTTTACCCCGATCAAAACGTTCAACCACAGCTTCAACCTGTCCTGCCCTGCGCCCTCGGGGGGTGCCTTCTGGGCCAGGAACTTCAGGGCTGACTGCGCGTCGTACAGCTCGATATCGAGCGTGTCATTGCCGACCAGGTCCTTGCCGACCTTCAGCCGCTTGACCAGGTGCAGCTTGTTCAGCGCCGCGTCTTTTTGCAGGTTGATAGTGACCCTGCCCGACAGGCTGATGTCCACGAAATCGGCCATGGTGCCTCGGGCCTGGTCCGACAGGCGCATCAATGCCTCGTCTGCCGACATCGTCAGCTCACCGAGGTGGTCTTCGATCTCCTGGGCAAACTTCTTTCTCTTTGCCGGACCGATCTTGTTCGGCCACTTGTAATTGGCTCGCCTGGCCGCCTCAGTCGAATTCCAACATTGGTAATACTCGGCGAGCCAGACCCGCTCTTGTTGGCTTGACATACCTATTTTTACCTAGCCCCTGAGGGCCGACTGTCCGCCCGGCGGACAGGGTTTAGGCGCTCGCCTCGGCATCTACCCGTGACCGTTGCCACCTTGCCACAGATCCTCATGGACCATGGTCCATACCCGAGCCGTCCCGGCCCAGCCGGCCATGGCCAACCGCGCTAGGGTATGCCTGATCCGTCGCGTCCGCTCGCGCGGCAGGATGATCAGGATGAACATGACTACATTTAGGAATGTGTTCGCAATGGCGAACGCGACCAGCAGCCGCCTGAGAAAGCAACTCATTTTTCGCCCCTGGGCTGCTCGCGCAGCAGCCCGTAATAATTCGCCGCGATCTTATCGATAGCCTCCTCAAATGCCTCGACCTGCACTTTGGAGTACGCCTGGAACATCTCCTGGCTCGACGCCTGCATTAACTTGAGCAGCTCGACCTGAGACAGACGCTGCTCCTGCAGCATCATCTCCAGCGCCTTCTGCGCGTCCACTCGCTCCTGCCGCAGCATGTCGCGCCATTTATCCTGCTCGATCAAATGGTACCGCGTCATCACGACGAATGTCCCGATGAACAGCAGCACAATTGGATACTGCGCCCAGGCCGTGTCCGGAATAACATCAAACTGAATCAGGCCCAGGTATAGCACGGGCAGGATGGTCACCATGCGGACCGGCCAGTGAACCAGGTCAGACACTGCCCTATCCAGGCTCGTCGGGCAGTACGTCAACCTCGATGTAGCCTTGCCCCTCGCCAGGCTCCGGGAAAGGCTCCGGTGTGAGATAGCCGACCACAAAGGCGAAGATGGTCGCCAGCGCCGCCGAAACGTCGCCGGGGATCTCAATCCCGCCATAGGTTTGAATAACCCAAACCACGATGGTCGCCAGCGCCCCACCTAATGCAGCCGCTAAAACTTTTGCTCTTGGTGCCATGCCAACCTCCTATTTCAATGGCCTAACATACAACGACACGACCGGCGTCCGCTCGGCCTGCGCTAAAATCCGATCTCGTTTGGCCTGGCTAATTTCACCGGCCTCGACAAACGCCTCAAACAGTTTGTTTGAGACTGACTTTTTGACCTGAATAATTTTTGCGGCCATGGCATCGCCCAGTTCAAACTCGGCCAGGCCAACCGGGATCGCCACCCGGTGTGACTCGGAAATAAAAACACGACCCCGGCCGGGGATACTGATCTCGTGATACTTGAGCGCAACCAGGTTGGCCTTGACCTGTTTTTCGAGCTCCCGGTACCGTTCGAACGAGGATTGCAGGTTCAATAGCTCCTCAACCATCTGTTTGGTTTGCGATACAGTTGGTTTGGCCATCTCACCCCTCCGGCGTCGGCAACGGGCTGTCTGTCGTTGGTGTCACCACCGGACTCGTCGCCGCCGGTGTAGGTGTCGCCGGCGGTGGGTCAGGCAGCCGGCAGGCAGCCAGCAACAAAACAATCGCAATAATCAAGGCGAAGGGTCTCATGTAAACCTCCTCAAATCCGATCCACCGCAGCGCGCCGTTTGGCCGTGCTGCAATGAAGGTATATGCTGGTCGTTGTGATATCCTCATGGCCGAGCAGGTCCCGGATGGTCTCCAGGTCAGTGTTAGCGTCCAGGAGCGCCACCGCGAACGAGTGCCGCAGCGAATGCGGATGCAAATCCTTCCGCAGGCCCGCACCGTGACCCAGTTCCTTGATCAGGCTTCTGATCCGCCTGTTACTGATGCGCCAGCCCCGGCTGCTGCAAAATACCGGTCCGGACTGGCGGCCGGCCAGGTGCTGATCGAGCGCGGTGGCTGCCTCAGCGTGCAGCGGTACAAATCGTTCCTTAGACCGCTTACCAAATCGGACGTGGACGCTCAGAGCCTCAAAATCCAGGTCATGAACATCGAGCATCCGCAGCTCATTGCTCCGGAGGCCGCTGTATAAAAATAGCGTGGCGATGGCCCGGTCCCTGGGCGTCATTTCCAGCGCCAGGAGCCGCCGGCGCTCAGGCTCGGTCAACCACGTCGGCAATTTCCTGGCCATCTCACCGATTCCTATCCGATATCTGTCAAGTTACTGCCAAACCTCTGTCATGGCCGCAAATCCGCATTTCCGGCCATGTTCCTCCGTTCGCACTTGCGAACAACGACCAACCAAAAAACGACCAGGAAAATATTGAACACGGAGCTGAGACTCGCGTCCCCGCTCACCGCGTCACCTCACTGAACCGCTTCGCCCCGACCTGCCGGGCCAGCTCCTGGCCAACCTCGACGATGCCGCCGTCGCCGTGTTTCTTCCGAAACTCGGTCTTATTCTCCTCGGCCAGCCAGGCTTCGCCACTGACCTGGTCCATCCAGATCAGTCGAAAGTGCTTGGGCCCCGGCCGGCGAAACTTCTCGATCCCCAGGACCAGGCTGGTCGCCGGCATCGGCTCGCCATCCGGGCCGACGACCATCGGTTCCTGGTCGTCGGCTTCCTCGACCTCACCGGGACTCCAGAGCCGTGGCGGCTCCTGGTCCTTGATGACCATCTTCGGTCTGTCCTGGCTCACGTCATCACTCATACTAAAATACCCACCCTATCCCCCGGTTTTTTACGGCCGTAGACTCAGGCCCCGGTCTCCAATTTGCTCACGCGGCTCGCGCCGCAAAAATAGTTCGATGTCGATCAATTTCCACACGATGGCCAACGCCACCGCATGCGTCGTGTCGAGTGCGTCCAGCTTGTCCCGCACGTTGCGCAGGTGGCCCTTGACCGTCGTTTCGGCGATGGCCAGCCGCAGCGCGATCGCGCCGCCGGTCAGGCCGGTGGCTCTCAGGCTCAAGACCTCGACCTCCCGCGCTGTCAAAGCACAAAAAAAGGGGCGCTCCGAAATTTCGGAGCGCCCCGGTGAATTGCTCACTCTGTCAGGCATAACAACAACTCGATTAACTTTGGGGGGTCAACTCGTCACTCAGGACCCGCTCGATATGGCGGATCTTGCCCTTCTTGACAATAATGACCAGCCTCGCCTCGCCCCCATTTTCTTCTGTGTACGAACACAGCGAGGATAACTTGGCGTCGATCGCTAAAATCTGCCACCAGGCCAGCCGCAACAGGCCTCGGTAAGGCGTATATCTGTCGTTAATGTCCACCTCGAAAAGTGTACCATACCTCCCGCCCCGGTTCAATCCTCCTTTTGGGCAGGTTACCCACCCATTGTACTGCAAGAATGTTTGAAAACGGTTTGAGAGCCTGTCGGCGAGGGGATTGACCGGAAAAACTATTGACGCCTGTTGATAGTCAACAGAAACCATTGGCCGGATGTGACAGAGTGTGTTACGGTGTGTTATAATATCCGTGGAAAGGAGCTACCCTATGACCGTTCAAACCACCGACAAATACACCCTACTGCAAAACGCCCAGCAGGTGCTTTGGGAGTTATCCGCCGCTGAACTCGAGGCCGTGCTGAACTTCATCGGCGCCCTGCAAAACGAGGACGACC